ATGGTTATGGATAACTATCCTGATAACTATATCAAGATATATCAGTACTTATTCTATATGACTTGTCCTAATCCAGATTTAAATCCATTCTTTTATACTCCGGATTTAGATAAAGAGTCTTTAATTCTAGATCAAATAGAAGCAGACTTCTCTACTGAAGATGAAGATATATACATAGCACTGCAGTTCTGCCAGAGAATGTATGAGACTCCTACATCCAGAGCATACAAAGGAATTGCATCCATGTTAGATAGATTAGGTAGATATATGGAAACTACACCTATTACACACGGGCGTGATGGTAATATTACTGCTTTAGTAAATGCTGCTAAAAACTATGAGGCAATTAGAGCATCTTTCAAAGGAGCTTATAAAGATCTACAAGAAGAACAATCTAGTAGAGTAAGAGGTGGTATTGGAATGGCATATGATCAGTAATGGAGATATTTGAAAACATACCAACTTATGATAATGGAACTTGGACTGTTACAGACTTTTCTTCAAGAGAAGAGTTTGCCAAGTTTTTAAGAGACTTATTTAAAGAACCAGGTAAATATAACTTTGATGAAACTAGCTTATTATTTAATGCTGAATCCAGAAAGTTCAGACAAGACGGATATTACTGCGACTCTCCATTTAAATCCAAAGATTTTATCAATTACTGGGATGAACAAAAACTCAGATGTAGGAGAGGAGTTATCTATAAATCAGAAGACAACATATGGTACCTTACTAGAGACTATTACATGTGGCTTAACTTCCTACCAATATTTGATAAAGAACAGCAAATTTTTGACTTTGCCAAAATACGGGATGCACAGTATCACATGGCCCTCTATGAACTATTGGCAGAACTCAACTACAAGCATGTAGCTATTCTTAAGAAACGTCAGATAGCTTCCTCTTACTTTCATATGGCTAAGCTTTTAAACCAGATATGGTTTGAGTCTGGGGTCACATTAAAGATAGGAGCAAGTCTTAAAGACTATATAAATGAGAAAGGCTCTTGGAAATTCTTAGATGAATATGCTGCATTCTTAAATGAACATACTGCTTGGTATAGACCAATGACTCCACACAAGGTAATGATGTGGCAACAGAAGATAGAAGTTAGAAAAGGAGATAGAAAGAATGAGGTTGGTCTCAAAGGTACTATGCAAGGTATGTCATTTGAGAAAGATCCAACAAATGGTGTAGGGGGTCCGGTAAAGTTCTTTTTCCATGAGGAGGCAGGTATTGCTCCTAAGATGGATCAGACATATGAGTATATGAGACCAGCAATGAGATCTGGTTTAATTACTACAGGTATGTTTATAGCTGCAGGCTCAGTAGGGGATTTATCTCAGTGTAACCCTCTTAAGGATATGATCCTGAATCCTACTTCAAAAGATATTTATGCTGTAGAAACTAATTTAATAGACAGTAAAGGAACAGAAGGTCTCTCAGGTTTGTTTATTCCTGAGCAATGGTCTATGCCACCACATATAGACCAATATGGTAATTCACAAGTAGAAGAAGCTTTGATTGCCCTGGAAGAACAATTTGAAAAATGGAAGAAAGAATTATCTCCAGAAGATTACCAGTTAAGGATATCTCAGCACCCTAGAAATATTGAAGAGGCATTTGCACATAGATCAGTATCTGTATTCCCTCCACATTTAGTAGCAGCACAAAGAAGAAGAATAGAAGAGAAGGAATATGCATATGAATTCTTAGATATATTCTATGATGAGAATGGTAAACCTGCTGTAAGAGAAACAACTAAACTCCCAATTATGGAGTTTCCTGTATCTAAAAAACTAGAAGATAAAACAGGAACATTAGTAGTTTGGGAAAGACCAATTAAAGATCCAACCTTTGGTCAGTATTATGCATCTATTGACCCCGTGTCAGAAGGTAAGACAACTACCTCAGAATCACTGTGTTCTATTTATGTAATGAAAGCTCCAGTTGAAGTAACTAAGGTAACTGGCGTAGAAACAGAGACTTATCTAGAACAAGATAAAATAGTTGCAGCATGGTGCGGTAGGTTTGATGATATTAATAAAACTCATCAAAGATTAGAACTAATAATAGAATGGTATAATGCTTGGGCATTAATAGAAAGTAACATATCTCTTTTTATTCAATACATGATATCTAGAAAGAAACAAAGATATCTTGTACCAAAAGGACAGATTATGTTCCTTAAAGATCTTGGTGCAAATACTAACGTTTATCAGGAGTATGGTTGGAGAAACACGGGTAACTTATTTAAAGCTCACATGCTTAGTTATGTTATTGAGTATTGCAAAGAAGAGCTAGATACAGAAACAAAACCAGATGGAACAATAGTAAGAACTAAATATGGAATAGAAAGAATTCCAGATCCCATGTTAATCAAAGAGATGCAAGAATATGTAGAAGGACTCAACGTGGATAGACTTGTAGCATTTACTGCTTTAGTTGCATTTATGAGGATTCAGCAATCAAATAGAGGATATGCTAAAAGAACAATCATGGATGATGCAGCTAAAAACTTGCAAAAGTCAGAAAAAATGTTTAAATTAAATAGTAGTCCATTTAGGCATATGGGCAGCAACCGTGGATTAACAAATGGGTCAGTGTTTAAAAAATCCCCATTTAAAAATATAAAATAACTATGCAAGTATATAACGCATTACAGTTAAAAAAAGGTGCTAAAGTAGAGCAGAATAGAATGGGTAGTATTACCCAACCTTTGCAGTTTTTATCTAAAAAAGATAAAGATCCAGAATGGGCTGCTTGGAACTTAGACTGGTTAGAATGGAATGGTCTTAAGCAAATCAGAAGAAATGCAAGAAGACTAATGAAAAACTATAAGCTTGCAAAAGGTATTATTGATAGATCTGATTATATAATTGAAGAAGATAATGAATATAAAGATATAGTAGAATTATTAACTAGAGAAGAAGCATCAGCATTAGAGTTAAAGTTCTATCCAATTATTCCAAATGTTATTAATGTCTTAGTAGCTGAATTTGCTAAAAGATCAACAAAGCTTACATACAAAACCATTGATGAGTATTCATATAATGAAATGCTTGAGCAAAAAAGAAAAATGGTAGAAGACACTTTGATGTCTCAAGCACAAGTTAAAATTTCAGCAGCTCTTATAGAACAAGGATTAGATCCTCAATCAGAAGAAGCTCAACAACAATTAAATCCAGAACAATTAAAAAGTCTTCCTGAAATAGAGCAATTCTTTAAAAAGGATTATAGATCTATGGTAGAGCAATGGGCTTCACATCAGCATAAAGTGGATGTAGAAAGATTTAAAATGGATGAGCTAGAAGAAAGAGGCTTTAGAGACATGCTTATCACAGATAGAGAATTCTGGCATTTCCATATGATGGAAGATGACTATGAAGTAGAGCTCTGGAATCCTGTAGTTACTTTCTATCACAAGTCTCCGGATGTAAGATATATATCTCAAGGTAACTGGGTAGGTAAGATAGATATGTTAACTGTATCAGATGTAATAGATAAGTATGGTTACATTATGACTGAAGAACAGTTAAAAGCTTGTGAGGCTATTTATCCAATTAGATCTGGTGGTTATATTGTTGGAGGATATCAAAATGATGGTACATATTATGATGGAACTAAATCACATGAATGGAATGTCAATATGCCATCTCTTGCATATAGACAATATACTACTGCTAGAGCCAATTCTATTATGGATGGCGGTGATATTATAAACCAGATATTATCACAAGGAGAAGATTACTTTGACCAAGGTACTGCATACTTACTTAGAGTAACTCAAGCATATTGGAAGTCTCAAAGAAAAGTTGGTCACCTTACTAAGATTACAGAAGAAGGTGAAGTAACTAATGAGATTGTTACTGAAGACTACAAAGTAATTGATAAACCAATATATGATACTAGATTATTTAATAATAAAACAAAAGATAATTTAGTATTTGGAGAACACATTGATTGGATTTGGATTAATGAAGTATGGGGAGGAATTAAAATTGGACCAAACATTCCTTCATTCTGGGGTATGAATAATCCAGGTGGGTTCTCTCCTATATATATCGGTATCCAAAAAAATAAAATTGGACCATTAAAGTTTCAATTTAAAGGAGATCAAAGTTTATATGGATGTAAACTTCCTGTAGAGGGTTCTGTATTCTCAGATAGAAATACAAAGTCTACAGCACTAATAGATTTAATGAAACCATACCAGATTGGATATAACATTGTAAATAATCAGATTGCAGATATCTTAGTAGATGAACTTGGTACTGTTATTATGTTAGATCAAAACTCTTTACCTAGGCACTCATTAGGTGAAGATTGGGGTAAAGGTAATTATGCTAAGGCTTATGTAGCAATGAAGAATTTCCAAATGCTACCTCTTGATACATCTATTACAAATACAGAGAATGCATTAAACTTTTCTCATTTCCAGAAACTTGATCTAGAACAAACAAATAGATTAATGTCCAGGATTCAGCTTGCTAATTACTTTAAACAACAAGCATATGAAGTAATTGGGGTTAATCCACAAAGAATGGGGCAACAGTTATCACAGCAAACCGCTACAGGAGTAGAGCAAGCTGTTGCAGCATCTTATGCGCAAACTGAAATATTCTTTATTCAGCACTGTGATTACTTAATGCCAAGAGTACATCAGATGAGAACTGATTTAGCTCAATATTATAACTCTACTAAACCATCTACAAGATTAACATATATCACAGGAGCAGATGAGAAAGTTAATTTTGAAATTAATGGTACAGATCTTTTAATGAGAGATCTTAATATCTTCTGTAGTACAACTGCAAATCATAGATCTATTCTTGAGCAATTAAAACAAATGGCAATTCAGAATAATACTACAGGAGCATCTATTTACGATCTTGGTAAGATTATGCAATCTGAGTCAATTGCTGAAGTTAATACAGTACTTAAAGCATCTGATCAAAAACAACAAGCTCAGAAACAACAAGAAATGCAAAGTCAACAGCAAATGCAACAAGAACAACTTCAAAAACAACAAGAGATTGAGCAAATGAAGATTGATGCACAAGCTGCTGAGAAAGAAAAAGATAGACAAAGAGATATCTTAGTTGCCGAAATTAGAGCTGCTGGTTATGGTTCTATGTCTGATGTTAATCAAAACATGATGTCAGACTATAATGATGCCATGAAAGAGATTAGATCAAGTGAACAATACCAACAACAAACAGATTTGCAAAGAGAAAAAGAAGTAAATAGAATGTCTATTGAATCTCAAAAATCTCAAATTGAAAGAGAAAAAATCCAAGCGCAGAGAGATATAGCAGATAAACAGTTGCAAATTGCACAGGAAAACAAAAACAAATATGATAATAAGAATAATAAAAAATAGACTTAGCTATATAGTCTGAAAAAAAATTTTTTATCATATAAATTTTTGAAGTTTATTGCTTATATTAAATTATAAACAAAACCAACAAACATGGAAGAATTAGAAAAAAATCTTGATGAGAATCAAGTGCAAGATTCTACAACGGTAGGTCAAGCAGATGTAAACATTGATGAGATCTTTGGAATGCCAGGAGCTGACAGTGTTATGCTACCAGCAGAAGAAGAGAAACCAAAGTCTATGTTTTCTAAAGAAACAGTAGACACCACGTTCCTTGACACGCCTGCTTCTAAAGAAGAAGCAGCAAATAAAGAAGTAGTTAATGAAACTATAGCTGAGTTAGATAATCTAATTTCTCAGGAAGAAGATGCCGGTAATAAAGGAAGACCAAAAGTTGATAAATCAGGTCTTGCTGAATTAGCAGTAAAAATGATTGAGGAAGGAACTCTTATTCCTTTTGATGATGATAAACCATTAGAGGAATATACTACAAAAGATTTCCGTGAACTATTTGAAGCTAACTTTCAGGAAAGAGAAAATGCAGTTAGAGAGAATACTCCAAAAGAATTTTTTCAATCATTACCTGAAGAACTTCAAGTAGCTGCAAAATATGTTGCAGATGGTGGACAAGATCTTAAAGGTTTGTTTAGAACTCTTGCGCAAGTAGAAGAGATGTATGAACTAGATACATCCAATGAGTATGATCAAGCTGAGATTGCAAGACAATACTTACATGCTACACAGTTTGGAACTGCAGAAGAAATTGAAGCTGAGATTCAAGATTGGCATGAAATGGGGAAACTTAAACAAAAAGCTGACCAGTTCAAACCAAAGTTAGATAGAATGCAAGAAGAAATTGTAGCTAGAAAACTTGCAGAACAAGAGTATAAGAAAGAACAACAAGCAGCTCAAGCAAAAGCTTATCAAGATAATGTATACAATACACTATCTGCTGGCGAACTAGGAGGTCTTAAATTAGATAGAAAAACTCAAAGTATTTTATTCTCAGGATTAGTTCAACCTAACTACCCTTCAATTTCTGGTAAACCTACTAACTTACTTGGGCACTTATTAGAGAAGTATCAGTTTGTAGAACCAAGACACGATCTTATTGCAGAAGCACTTTGGTTACTTGCAGATCCAGATGGATATAAATCTAAAGTTAAAGATCAAGGAGGTAAACAAGCTGTAGAAAAAACTGTAAGACAATTGAAGACAGAACAGTCTAGAAAAATTACTTCTTCTGTAAATGATGATAGAGAATATGATTCTAAAACAAAAACAAGTAAACCACAAAGAACTATCTCTAGAAATAATATGTTCAAGAGATTTTAATTAAGTAACAATAAAAACAAATATAAAAATGGCAACTCCAATTTTAAACAATGGGATATTCCTAAGAGACACAGCCTACCAAGCGTCATCGCATGTAGACTCTTATCACTTAGTGAATATGTTAAAAGATGCTGAACCTATGGATTTAGGTCCAGTAGACCTTTGGGCTATGGCTCAAAAAGTAGAAATGCCGCTTTACCAGCTTTCTAGCTTTGGTGGCAAAAATGTAATTATGGTTGATAATGCTCGTGGAGAGTATAAGTGGCAGACCCCTGTCTCTACAGATCTTCCATATATTCTTGAGGATATTGAACCACTTAACACATTTAAAGGTGTTGATGGAAGTACCTTCAGAATTAAATTAAGCCGCAGAGAATTTGGACATGGTGATATCATCACTTATGACAAATACAATGGGGTTGAGATGTACATTACAGATGAGGATATCCTCAACTTAGGTGACGGTTATGTTTACACTGTACAGTTGGTAAACAACGATAACAACAGATTCCTTGATAACAGATTCTTGGCTAATGGTACAAGATTCTTTAGAAAAGGTTCAGCAAGAGGTGAATATGGTGAAAGATTCTCTGACATCATTACTCAAGCTGGATTCCGTGAATACTATAACTTTGTTGGTGGTGCTGAAGCTCACGTACATTATTCTATCTCTTCTAGAGCAGACTTAATGATCAAAGGTGGTATGAATGCAGATGGTACAGTTCCTGTAACTGAGATCTGGAGAACATTTGACAAAAATAACTTAGACCCATCAATCACATCTTTAGAGGATATGGTTAAAGTTATGGGTAAAGACGCTGTTAAAAAAGCATTTGACAATGGAGATCTTTCTAGAACTTTCTTGACAAATATGGAAGCAGCTCACCTTTCTAAAATTGCAACTGACATTGAGACTTACTTAATGTGGGGACAAGGAGGTAAAGTTCGTCAAGATGGTCCAGATGATATCAGATTGTCTGTTGGACTTTGGCAACAGTTGAACAACGCGTTCAAAAGAGTATACAACAAAAATAACTTTACTCTTGACTTATTCCGTGGAGAAATCTATAACTTCTTCAATGGTAAAGTTGAGTTCCAAGGACCAGATCCAAAAAGATCTCTTATTGTACAAACTGGTATGGGTGGTATGCGTATGGTTAATGAGGCCATTAGACAAGAAGCTATCGCATCAGGTTTGTTAATTCAGGCTGCTGATATTGGTGCTATCACTGGTAAAGGTATGGACTTGAACTTTGGATTTGCTTATACTTCATATGTAATTCCGTTCTTGGCAAATGTTAAGTTTGTTCTTAACCCAGCATTTGACAATGTTCATACAAATGATATTGAGAACCCAATCATTGATGGTTTCCCATTATCTTCTTATAGCTTTATCATCTTTGATATCACTGATAACACTAATGATAACATCTTTATGTTGAAACTTTCTTGGGATAACCAATTGAAGTGGTGGTACCAAAATGGTACTATGGACTACATGGGAAGAACTCAAGGATTCCAGTCTTCTGGACAATTCAACGGGTACCGTGTGATGATGTCTCAAACAATGCCAGCTATTTGGGTAAAAGACCCAACTAAAGTCTTGAAAATTGTTATGAGAAACCCAATCACCGGAGGCTCTCTATAATAGATCAAAGTATGAGAGGGAGAGTAATATCTCCCTCTTTTTACTTATTTTTAAATTTTAAAACCAACAAAAAATGGAAAGTACAGGATTTACAATGGTAGAACTTAATAAAGCAGCTACCGCAAGAAAAACAGCTATTGCTGTAAGAACGTTCTTTGATAGAAACTCATCTAACATGGGATTAGAAATTTATGAACAAGTATTGTTTGATGGTGTAAAGCACCATGAGCAATTAGCTTGTTTAGAAGTTAATGGAGTAATTAGATATATCACAGGTCTAAATGAATTTGCACCTGAGATTAAAACATTACCAGAAGATCAAAGAAAAGCAAAAATCAGAGAAATCAGAACAGCAGTTGCTGAGCTAGAAAGAGAACTAGCAGCAAATGTTCTTGATATTGAAGATAAAGATTTTTGGAATAAAGTAAAATTACTTGGTCCAAATAACAAAGATTTCTGGAATAAAATAGATATTAAATGTGGTAATGAGCCATTATATCTAGATCCAAAAGATCCTTTTGATAGAATTAAAATTTATGCTATTGAAGCTGGAGGATTTTCAATTATAGCAAAAAGCTATGAAGATGCAAGATCAAAAGCTAAACCGCCTAAATTTTATTTAGATAAAGAAGAAGAAACTGTGATGATCAGAACTGAGTACAAGAAAATGCGTAACAAAGCACTTTCTGAGTTGCAGAAGTTATTTGATAAGAACAGTACAAAACTATTCTATGTTGCTAAAGTTGTAGATATTAACAGCACGCAGTATAGAAAATCTACTCCAAATGATGTCCTTTATGAAAACATGGATATGTACATAAATGGTGAAGGTGGAGAAAGCAACAAAGAAAGAGCAGCAAAATCTTTCATGGATGCAGTAAATATGGATATGGAAACACTAAAAATTAAATCAGTTGTTCGTGATTCCGTATTTTTTAAGTATATTATTAGTAAGGCAGATGGTCATATTTATCATGCTAAGTCAAATAGCTTACTTGGTAGAAATGTATCAGATGTTGTGGAGTACTTGAAGAACCCACTTAATGAGGATGTTCTTAAAGATCTTACAACTTCTGTTGAAAAACTATGGAACTCATAAAATTAAAATAAAATGGCAACTAAAAAAATAATTAAAAAACCACTAATGAAAAAAGGCGGTGCAAAAAAACCTTTAAGAAAAGCTCAACCTGGTATTCAGGTTGGACCATATGCTGCTTCTGATTTACCACCAGCATCAAAAGATAAAAATATATATTCTGGACCAATCAATGAAAAAGAAACAAAGGCCATGGATGAAAGATATCCATCTACAGTTGGTAAAGCTCCTATAATGGAAGGACAAGGAACTAAGAAAACAGGATATATTAGTCCTAAAGGTGTAGAAGCATATTATAGAAGAAATGATGAAAATTATTTAAGATCAAATGACCCAAATGTTCAAAGTTGGAATAAAGTAAAAAATGAAAACAAGGATGGCGAATATTATCCAACAACTAATAATCCAGATTTTAAAAAAGGAGGTTCTATGAAAAAAATGAAAACTGGTGGTATGGTTAATTCAAATGCTAAAGTACAGGCAATTAAAAAAGCTGGTAGTAAAGGTGTTAAGTCTGGAACCAATCCTAAAGCATCTGCATCTAAAGTAGCAAAAGGTAAAGTTGGTGGAACTAGTGTTGCTCCTAAAAATGCTGTTCCTAAAGCTAAATATGGTATGACAATGAAATCAGGTGGTGCTAAACCTAAAGCAATGTATGGAGCTTCTATGAAACCAGGCATGATGAAAATGGGTGGTACTAAAAAGAAATAGTCATGCCTAAAGATTCTTGCTATCATAGTGTAAAAGCGCGGTATGCTGTGTTTCCTTCAGCAAGGGCTTCTCAAGCTATTGCCAAATGCCGTAAAGGTAAAGGTCAAGTAAGAAAAACTGAGAAGGGTGCAGAGCTAAAAAGATGGCAAGCAGAAAAGTGGCAAGATACTAAATCAGGAAAAGCTTGTGGTGCCGGTGGTAAAAATGAATACTGCCGGCCTACAAAAAGAGTATCTAAAGATACACCAAAAACAAAATATGAACTATCTCCTTCTAAACTAGCTGCTAAGAAAGCTGAGAAGTCAAGAGTAGGAATGGGTAGAAGAGTTAAAAATGTATAGTTATGGCAATTAAAAAAACAACAAAATCAACACCAGCTAAGAAGTCATCTTCTTCAGTTGGTATTTCTATTTTAGGTGGTAGCAAAGCAGACATGAGAAAATGGGAAATTGAATCTGCTATGTCTACATTACAAAGAGCTGCTGAGATTCAGAAGAATGCTAAGCTCATGAATGATGTAAAAAGACTTGCTGCTGAAAAAGCAAAAGAATTTAATAGTATTGCTGCTGGTAAAAAGTTTTAATAATGGCACAGGCAAAAACAAAGAAAGTAAAAGTTACTGCCGGTGGAGAAAAACATGTAGTCTACAAGAAGACTACAAAAAAAGGTGAAGGGAAGATTGGCCATATAATGGTTAATCATCCTACTAAAGATAAAGGTCAGTGGGATACAATTGATCTTACTGCAAAAGGTAAAGCCAAGACAGTTGCGCAGGGTGTAGCTGCTACAAAGAAATGGCATAAGGATAACCCTGATTATAAATATAAAGGAAAAGGAAATGGCAAAGTCTCCAGCATGGCAAAGAAAAGAAGGTAAGAATCCAGAAGGAGGTCTTAATGCTAAAGGCGTAGCATCTTACAGAGCAGCTAATCCCGGAAGTAAACTTAAGACAGCTGTTACTACTAAACCATCAAAACTAAAAGCCGGAAGTAAAGATGCTAACAGAAGAAAAAGCTTTTGCGCTAGAATGTCTGGGATGAAGAAAAAACTAACAAGCTCAAAGACAGCTAATGATCCTGACTCAAGGATTAATAAGTCTTTAAGAAAGTGGAATTGTTAATTTTAATATATAGATTATGAAAACTTGTAAAGTGGGTTGTGGCAAAATGAAAGCTGGAGGCCCTGTTAAGAAAGTAAAAAAGATGGCTAAAGGTGGTGCCGCAGATTATAATTATGGTATTCCATTAAATGGTTTACCAATGCGACCTACTAATGGTAATACGGATATTTCTAAAAATCAAATGGGAACTAATCCTACTATGAAGAAAGGTGGAATGGTTAAGAAAATGGCTAAAGGAGGTTTTCCAGATTTGAATAAAGATGGTGAAATAACTAAAGCTGATATTCTTAAAGGAAGAGGAGTATTTAAGAAAGGTGGTACAAAAAAATATCAAGGTGGTGGAAATACTGGTGAAAATCCAAATCCATCTGGAAAAAGCATTGGTAAGCAAGCCGGTGTATTTGGTGGAGCACTTGCTGCTTTAGTTGGTTTAACTAGAGAAGAAGGTATTCAACGTAGAGCTCAAAAAGCCGAAGAGAGATACAAAAAAAGACAAGAAAAAAAGCAAGCTAAAGTAGAAGCTAAAAATATGCCTAAAAGCAGAATGGGTGGAATGACAAAATCTAAAAAGAAATAATCATGTGTAGCTGTAGAAATAAAGGTAAAGTAAAAAAGTAAGTCATGGCAACTAAGAAGGTTACTGCAAAATTTGGTGCATCTGTAAAAGTACAGAGAGGATATCCTGGTAAAATTAGATCTTCCAAAGATCAGGGATATACTCCTGTTGGAGAAAGAGAACCTGACAGAACTAAGTTTAAGAAAGGTGGATCAACTGATAAGAAGTGGATTCAGAAAGCAATTAATCCTGCACATAAAGGATATTGTACACCTATGACTAAACCTACTTGTACTCCTAAGAGAAAGGCTCTTGCAAAAACTTTAAAGAAAATTGCTAAAAATAAATAGTAATGTTAAATAGTACTATAACTGTAAAGATTAAACAACGGCTAAATAAATTAGATAGCCAGGACTATGACAACTTAGAATGTTGGCAGATAGTCGAGGCATTTAATAAAGCCCAAGTAGAGTGGTCTAGAAGACAGTTGCATGGTATTAATGTAGTTAAAGAAGGTGATGAGCAATCTACCAGAAGAAAAGATGATTTACAAGTTCTTCTTAATAAAACTACTATAACTAATTTAACAGATAAAGGAGACTATTCATTTTTAAGTATCCCTGGAAATTATCTTCAATGGAAAAGAGTAGATGTATTTGCTCAGAAAGATTGTTGTGATAAAAGAAGAATGGTAATATATCTTGCTGAAGAAGCAAATGTATCTATACTTTTAAGAGACAAATTAAAGCAACCTAGTTTTGAATGGGCTGAAACATTTGCTACTCTTATAGATGATAATATAAATATCTACACAAACGGAGAATTTAATATTCCGGAAGTTCAACTTACATACTATAGACAACCTAGAAAGATTCAAATTCAGGGATGTGTAGACCCTTATACTAATTTACAATCTTCTGTTAATGTTACATGTGAGTTTAAAGATGATATAATAGAAGTAATAATTGATGAAGCAGTTAGTATACTAGCTGGAGATATTGAGTCTGGAAACCAATTCTCTAGAGGTACAGAAACTGCAGAACGTAACAACTAATAAAAATGGAAAAACCTAGAATGTTAAAAAGAGATGCTATGACATCAGCATCTTATTCAAGTGCTCCGACAGGAGGATCTGCAAATTGTGATACAATGACAGCAGCTTGTGTATCAGAATTAATGAATGCTGCAACTAGTATTCATAAACTTCACTTAAAAGTAAAAGGGACCGGATCATATGCTGCTCATAAAGCACTTAATGAATTATATGATGCACTACCTGGACATGCCGATGATCTTGCTGAAGGATATCAAGGAGCATCAGAAAAATTACTTGACTATAAAGAGTCAGCTCCAAGAACATTGAATACAGTAGAAGAAGGTATAGCATATCTTAGAGATATGTATCAAATGATTAATAGCCTACAAGCTAAAATGCCTTACTCTGAAATTGTAAATTCATTGGATACTGTAAAAGATACTATTAACTCCGGAAAGTACAAATTACTTTTCTTAAAATAATTTTGGAGTTACAGATATTTTTACTATATTATAATATATATGTTTAACTAAAATTTAAAAAAATGGCTTATTTTAATCATGCGTTTAAGAAAACGTTTCTTGCTACAGGAGCTAACATTGTTGGAGTTCCGATCACAGATCCTTCTGGAAATTCTTTAGGTAATGCTAGTGCAACTGGTGGTTATATGACTACAGGTAGTTTACCAACTTATGCTTTAAATCAAATTGCTGCTGCATCTACTCCAATCAATGGTAACTATGAGAACAACTATGTTGGTCTATTTACTAGAGATTTGATTTCTGCAACTCCTGGTGATCTTGCATCTTGTTGTCCACTTTACTTAGTAGGTTCTGCTATCTACTGCCAAGACAGAATTAGTCCTTTCTTAGGTGGATACCAAGAGACTAACAAATCTAAACTTATCAATCCTAGATATGTATCTAGATTCTATAGTGTAGATTCTTGTCTTCCTACTAATAATGTAGTACACGTTGGTTCTACTTATGCTAGTGTTGGTGGTGGTGTTCTTACACTTGATGCTGGTTCATTGGTTGGTGGTACTGGTTATACTAATGGTACTTCTACAACTATTGTAACAGGTGGAAGTGGAGAAGGATTAATCGTAGAAATTACTGTTGCAGCTAATGCAGTTACTGCTGTTAGTGTTCTTTCTCCAGGTAAAGGATATACTATTGGTGATACATTAACTATTGTTGGTGGTAACAATGATGCTACTATTGATGTGTTAACTGTTACAGCTCCAATTGATCCAGTTATCCCTGGAACAAACTGTTGTAAAGAATTCTTATGTGGTGAGACTTATAATCTTCGTTTAGATGTTAAAGGTTCTCCTGCATTAAGATTCTTAGATCACAATGCATACTATACTGCTACAGCTTACACAGGATGTTGTCCAGCAGGAGCTATTGCTCCAGTTGCAGTTGACTCAACTGAGGTAATGATCCTTTGGGCTAATGACTTATTAAACTCTCCAATTGTATCTCCATTCATTCAGATTGCTATTCAAGATGAGGCTGGTGTTATTTGGTATGCTCCAGGAACAAATGCTGCTTTCTTAGCTTCAGTTGGTGCTGGTACTTGGGATAACTATGTATCTCCAGGACATGTCGTAGGTGCATGTGCTGGTTTAATTCTTAATGGTGCTTATGTTGATACAAGATTTGGAGATTGTACTTTCCAAATTTCTGACTTCTATGAGAAACAACCAGTTAATTTATATCCAAGTGAAGTAGATTTAAATGGTGATCCATGTGAATTTACAGGAATTTGTGTTGTTAATGAGTGTTTAGGATCTCAAGCAATGGGTCTTGGAGAATCAGTTCTTAGAGACATCATTCTTTCTGAGTCTTACAGACAAAATTTCTTCTCTTCTGATTTCAGAATCCGGGAAATTACTCAAGGTAACCAAATTGTAAATGCTGTTAACAGACAAGCACTTTACTACAGAACTTACTTACAACACAGTGTCCCTAGATTTAACAATCCATCTGGAACATTTGATAATGATCAATACTTGTTAGAAGTTATCTTTACTGATGCTGGTTCTGCAGCCGCATATGAATTCAATGTTACATCTTGGTTGAGTAATTGTGGAGTATGTGAGCTTGAGAATTTTACTTGCAACTCAACTTGTTCAGCAGTTGCTTTCCCAGCTCTTCCAACTCAGTGCGGAATCTAAGAATTAAAGGTTAATAAATAAATAAAGGGGAGAGAGAGTTTATACTCCTCTCCCTTTTTATTAAAAGAAAGTTATATGGCAAATCATGTATTAAGTTTAGAGGTGCCTCAAGTAATGAATGAATGCATTCTAAAGATACTTGACACAAGTGTATATCAGACAGCAAATCCTGCTATTCCAATAGTATGCCCTACCTTAAATGTTACTGTACCTGGATTTGGTTATTCTAATCAAATTGAAGGAACAGCAATGACCAACTTTGTAAATGATGGTCACATAACTTTAACTGCTTGTGATTTACAATTACAAACAGCAGATTGCGGAACTCAATATTATAATTTACCAGACGGTATTTATATTATAAAATATAGTGTTTCTCCAAATGATCAGGTATATGTAGAGTATAATCATTTGCGAGTAACAAGTGCTTTAAACAAATATTACAAGATTCTTTGTGATATGGATGTTGCAGCATGTGATCCTCCATTTAAAGTAAAACAAAGACTTGAAGAACTAAGATTAATTTTTATGTATCTTCAAGCAGCAAAGTCTAAGGTAGAGTTTTGTCTTGAGCCACAGAAAGGTATGAGCTTATACAACTATGCCGTTAAGCTTTTAAATAAAATGGAATGTAAAAACTGTTAAACCAATAAAAACCAATAAATATGAACGCGTGTCCTAACTGTAAAGCAAAATTATCCTGCGGATGTCAGAAAAGAAAAGCATCTAATGGACAACAAGTATGTGCTAATTGTTTAGCAAAATATGAAGCACAAATAAAAAATAATAAGAATAAAGAAAATACAAATAAGTAATGTGTAGCATAGTTCCAGGTTCATTAACAGTAATAGTATCGGAATGTGATCCGGTTACACAGACATATTCTATTTCTGGAACTATACAAATATATAATAGTTCAACTTTACAAGGTTTAATTGCATTTGGAACAGCTTGTGGACTTGGGGGAACAAGTCCATATGTTGTAAATGGACCTTTCTCTTCAGGAACTATTACAATTCCTTATACTATAACTGGTATTATACCTACTGGTCCATTGGGGTGTATTGTATCTGCAGACATTTATAATACATCAACAGGAACCAGTATTTTATGTGATTCAGCTGAATTAGAGTTTATTGCTGCAGAGCCTTGTTTTACAAGTTTCTTATATTATGAATTTACTAATTGCTGTACAGGAGATGTGCTTTCATTTAGTCCTGGAGATGATAAATTTTTTATTACAATAGATGAAGGTACTTATTTATATACAGGACCAAACTATCAAGGATTAGAATCTAATACTTGTTATACTGTTTCAAATGCATTTACAAATGATCCAGTATTTTTTGGAAACTTACCTCTTGTTCCTGCTAATAGTACAGCAAATTACACAGAAGCTATAGATTGTAATGATACATTAGTATGCCCAGGTTGTGATGTTCCATGCTACAGAGTATATTCTTGTGACGGAGGTGTTCCTCCATTTAATACATATACAGATCTTTCAGATTATCTTGGACAGTTTGTAGAACTAAGTTTAGTTGAAGAACCATCATTAGGATGTTTTTATGTACAGTTAGTTACTACTGGAACTTGCGCTGACTCTGTAGAAGTAGAGATAGTTAGTGAAACATGTAATTGTGAATGTCTTTGTTACACGGTTGTAGGATCAGCAAAAGATATCTATTGGGTAGATTGTAATAATAGTTTACATAATACTACACTAAGTTTACCTGAGTTTCAAATATGCTCTAAAATATATCCTGTAATTGAAGGAGAAGTTGCTGGAACAATACCTGTGGTTAATATTGGCCTTCCTTGTATAAATGATGAATGTCAAACTGGATGCTATAAACTTGAAGATCTTTGTGATGGACTTTTAGATCCTATTTACACTAACAAAGTATCATTAGGAGTATATGCTATTCTAGGGCAAATAGTTGTATTAGATGGTTATCCAGATACTTGCTGGACAGTTACTGAAGTGGCAGAATGTGATTGTGCTATTGATGTTACTGTGCTTCAGGTATATGAAGATTGTATTACATGTAAAAATCCAAGTAAGTATAAATTAACTAATTGTGATAATAGCAATCTTATAGTCTATACAAGTTCAGACTTAAGTGCGTATGTTGGACAAGTAATTATTAGAGAAGATTGTCCTGGATGTTGGTATGTAGAAGAAATAGAAAACATACCGTCAGATACAATTGTTACTGTAACAATAGCTTATATAGATTGTATAGAATGTGCAAGAGAGTATTATGAATTAACAGATTGTACTGGATTTAAAGATCCAATAATTACTTACACAGATCTTAGTCAATACTTAGGTTCTGTAATTAAAATCAAATATTGTCCAGAAACATGTTGGACGGTAAATGCAACTAATGTTCCCACAAATGCTGGTATAGTAATACCGGAAGTAGAATATGTAGACTGTCCAGAATGTTTACTTACATTTCCATGTATTTGTACAACAGTAAGAAATGACAGCACTACATCTAAAGAATATAGATACTATGACTGTAATTTAGATGTTCAGTTCTTTACTCTTGCTGCAGGTGCAAAATCAGATAGATTCTGTATGAGAGTTTGGGCAGAGTATTATCCTGAAACAGACTATATAGAAACATTTGGAGATTGTACAGAAACTACTACAGATGTATGGGATTGCCCAGCAATTATTTATCCAAGAAGAAGTATTGAACCTGGATATAGTACACCTGTTTGCAGTACAGAAAAATATGAAAAAATATCTTGTAGATCTGCAGATGTTTATTATAAACAAGTTCTTTATCTAAGATATGGTATAACAGATTGTTGTCCAGATGAAAATGATAAATGGGTTATAAAGAAAGAACTTATAGATATGGATGCATTAAGAGATCCTAACTATGAATGTACAGTAGTAAATTCTTGTTGTCCTAGTACACCATCATGTGGATATTCTCCGTGTAATTGTTCACAACCAATAACCACTTGTAATTCTCAATAATAATTAGTATATTATAGATATGAAACCTATAAATTTAGATAATAGTCCATGTAGTCCAATATCAAGTAATTGTGTGATTTGGCAGGGTCCAGATATTCCATGTATTAAACTATGCACTGGAGATACTGTTTCCGATGTTATTCATAAGCTTGCTACTGAGCTTTGCAATATCATGGATCTTTTAGATGTTAATGGTTATGACTTATCTTGTTTTGATTTAGCAAGCTGTAAGCCTCAAAACATTCAAGAGTTAATTCAATTTCTAATTGATAGAATTTGTGCAATAGAAGCTGCTCAAGCGGCAGCTGCTGCAATACCAGCTACTAATGTAACTACTAGATCAACATCCGCAGACACATTAGTTACTGTTGCGCCTTGTTTTGTTATAGGTACAACAACAGTCATGACTATTGCTGAATATGCTCAAGCAATGGGAGCTAGAATTTGTAGTCTTGTTGATCAAATTACTATTATTAATAATCAGATTACTAATTTAGATATTAGAGTAACTGCATTAGAAACTGCTCCAACACCAACATTTACGGTACCTTCAATCTCAGTTGATTGTACTTTAAGTGCTATTGTTGTTTCTCCAGGAACTTATACACTTACTGAAGTATTAGATGCATTAGTAAATGACGGTACTTATGGATATTGTGCATTAAGATCTACTACAGGTTTACCAGCAGATATTCTTGCAGCAGTTCAGTCACAATGCATAGTTGATACTGATGCTTCACTTGTATATGGGACACCATTTTCTGTTGCTTATTTAGGCCAATGGGTTCCTATTGCATCTACAAATACTGTAGCAGATGCAATTAATAACATTTGGCTTTCACTTTGTGATGTTTATCAGTATGTGAGTTCACTTTCATTTACTGGATCAACCACTAATACAATTCAGCTTTCTGTTTCAACAGGTCCAGCATATTCTTTTTCTGCAAAAATCTTAGATACTGGTTGGATAAATCTTGATGGATTTGGATTCTATACAGGATCTGATACAGATGCATTAAGACCAAGAGTAAGAAGAATTGGAAATACTTTGCATTTTAAAGGTCAAGTAATGATTCCTATTGATGATGGAGTAGGCGCACCATTATTATGGCAATATCAAAATACTCCACCAGTAGATACATATTATTTGTCTACTACTGTAACTCCTGCATCAGTTGGTGCTGGTTCTGTAATTGCATCCTCTACTGGATTGATTACATTTAATCAAGGTGTGTCAGTTATACCAAACTCAGTAATGAGTGCATTAGAAAGCCTTGATGATAACTATACTAAAAACTTTACAATAGGTTATAGAAGAACTCAGATTAATTCTATTCCAGATACCAGTACTATTCTTACTACCATTGGAAGTTTATCAATTGCAAGTAATAAAACGTTATCTTTTGCTTTACTTAAAAACGGAGAGCAAAATGCTTTTTCTGGAACAGATGCATTTAATACTTCTCATTTAAACTATGTTGTATCACATGTTCGTATTGGAGACTATGTTCCTAAGTTTGATAATGCAAATACTAATGTAAATAGTAATGTTGCACCAGGAACAATTGGTTTGGATATGGAATATGATACAAACCTAAGATATCAATTTAGTTGTAATGCAAATGATGAAACAAATCTTGGAGGGTTTATATTTCAATTAGACGGGTTAATTGCTTATATAAATCCTTGTACTACTGATATACCAACACCAATTGTTTGTCCTTAATAAATTAAACTATGGCTACTAATACTTGTACAAATTGTGGATGTAAAAAATGTGGATGTGCAGACAATGCACTAGTATCACCTGCACCATGCCCAACTCCGGCTGGATGCCCAACACCTTTAACTTGCTCAGAAGTATTTGATGCAGAATGTGTAGTATATACTGGCATAGACATAGAATGTGCTAATGAGGTTGTTGTTGCAACAGATACTAATCTTGCAGATGCATTAAATGATATTATTAGTTATTTTTGTGAATTTGTTGTTGCACCATCAATAGGTGCAGTAGTTAATGTATGTGGAACAAATGATTATTTATCTGTTACATCTACAACTAATCCATCTACTGGAGTTACTACATATACAGTATGCTTTGATCCAAATGAATTACCTGTTTATCTTGTAGATTATGGAACAGGAATTAATGTTACATCATCTACCGTAGGTAATACTACATCTTATATTGTTAGTAATACTGATCCGGGATCTGCACAAAATATTTTTAAAAATATTGCTGTAGCTGGTCAATCAACAGTAATTGCAGATAGTAATAATGATACATTAACTTTAGCTGCCGGTACTGGCATTCAGATTACAACTAATGCAATTACAGATGAAATAACAATTACAAATAATAGTCCGGCATCATCCGTTGGATTAGGGGATGCTGGTACTGGGGCGCATGAAAGTTTAGTAAATGATGGCACTGGACCATCATTAGCTACCAAAGGTTTAAAAGCTGGTACAGGAATTTCATTATCATCAACTGCTACAGATATAACTATATCAGCACCCTCTGTGGTTTCACCAAATCTTTGGGCAACATTTATTGGTGATGCAGGATTTACAACAGCCAATACGCCAGTTGATATACTTACAGTAATTGGTGGTAAAGAAATATCTACTAATATAATAGGAGATACTCTAATAATAAACAGTTGGGATTATGAAATTGGTGAATATGTTTCAACGGAAGGTGGGGTAATATTCCATAGATGGTTATCTGGAACGCCTGGAGGATCACCTGGTCCAGGATCAGTTCAAAATTATCTTGTTGTTGATACAAATGATTTATCTACATCAGCACAATGGGCTTCTTTAAATATAGATATTTCAAATGTTGAAAGTACATGGGATGGTAAAACTAATACTACAAATCTAATTGCCGCAGGAGCACCTGGTGGAATTACAGTAGGTACCGCAGCTCAATTATGTGATGCAAGTACAAACAATGGTAAAACAGACTGGTACCTCCCAGCCATAGATGAATTAAATAAATTATTTAATAACAGATGGGAAGTAGCACAAGGAATAACAAGTTCTGGAGGAACTCAGTTAGTCTTCACCTCCTATTGGAGTAGTACGGAGTACGACAGCAGCACCGTGTGGTACTTCTTCTTCTCCAGTGGGGGTGCCTTCAACGCCTTCAAGAACTCCACCTACTATGTGCGTGCGGTAAGGAAGTTTAATACATAAAGTTGCAGTTTGTTGGTTTCTGTAACAACTGGTAGAACCCCTGCACTTGCGGGGGTTTTGCTTTTATTCCTATATTTGTTAAAGTCATTTATTTTTAGTATATTAATTAGTATAGTATGAGGGATTTTAAAAAACCAAACCTTAATGCTTCAAGGTATAGACCTGAAGTTTACAGTATAATGAACAAAGAGTTCTTTGACAGTTTTAAAAAGAAATATCCAAAGTATAAAAATTTGGATAATAAAGACATAAGAAAGATAATTAAATCTTTTAATGAGTTTATATATAATACAGTTATAGAAACTAGAGATGGTGTAGAATTACCTGAAGCAGTTGGTTGGTTATTTATTGGAACATGCCAAAGTCCATCTTCCGAAAATATTGATTTTGCAAAATCAAATAAATATGGTGTAGCAGTATCAAATAAAAATTGGGAAACAGATGGTAAGCTTGCAAAAATATTTTTTACAAACTACGCATTAAAACACAAAATGAAGAATAGAGAGTTTTGGAGTTTTATTGCATGTAGAGAATTTAAAAGATCTGTTGCAAAATCTTACCCAGAGAATTGGAATATGTATGTAGCTGTTGACCCAAATAAAAAATTAAAATTAGATTACAAAAGAATATCTTTTAAACATAGTCTTAAAAATAAAACTGCCAAAGAGCTGGAACAATATAATGAGTTTGAATTATGACAACTATAGGTGAAGCAATATCAAGAGTTAGAAATACTCTAAAAGCTGTTAAAGAAGATCCATTCTTAACAGATAGAGTTATCTATTCTTCTATTATAAAGTATGGACAAACTCTTCTTAAGAGAGAAGATAATCAGTTTAGACTGATGAAGATTAGTTCTATATTTCAGGTATTGCCTTACATTGAACTTATAGATGTAGATAAAGTAGAAGCTGGTTGTTTGGGAGTTTACTCAGGATGTTATTTTAAAAGATCAAAAGAAAAACTTCCAACCATTCTTAATGGAGCAATGGGTCCAATTATACGTACCACATCTTCAATAGATGGTAGCATAGAGATGTTTAGAACAGATCCAGGTACTTGGGTTTCTATGACTAAAACAACTACATTTAAATATAATACTAGAAAATATTTCTGGTATCTTAATGGTTATATATACTGTCCTAATATTGATTGGGATGCAGTTAGAATGGAAGCTATATTCCAAGGAGTTCAAGATCCATGTACTGAGACATGTGATATAGCACAAGATAAACCACTATCAATTCCAGAATATTTATTTTCTGAGATAGAGCAATTTGTAATTAAAGAATTAACCATGACTATGCAAGTTCCTACAGATGGTTCTGATGATAGTCAAAATGTACTTAGATAATGGACTTTAACTATACTCTTAAATATAGAACATTTGATCAGCTGTTAGAAGATGTAACAGTTGACTTAAATACATTTGCTTTAGAAAATATGATTGAGCCTCAGCAATTAATTAAAGTTGCTAAGAGAATTAATTATGATTTAGGATTAAGATTAAATCAACAAAAAGAAGTTCTATTAGAAGTATGCCATGGTAAGGTAAAACTGCCCGATGACTTTTATACTTTTAACTTTGCTTTTATATGTGGAAACTTTGTACAACAACTTGGTTATGGACAACAAGCTTCAGGAACTCATATTGTAGAAGTACCTTACCAAGAGGTACCAGCTAATGTAGATGTGTGTGCCCCACCAACTGTAAACTGTAGAACATGTAATTCTAACCCATGTAATCAAACTGCAGGATGTGATCTTAATTTCCCCATAGTAGATCCAATACCTACACAGTATGATCCATTAAATCCTTATGGTGACACATGTATTGCTCCAAGAGTATTTATGAACTGTAAAGGTGAAAAATGGGAACTTGTTCAAGTATTAAATAACTCAGGTGCAACAAGAACTTATACAGATCTTATTCCATTAAGAATGAAGCCAAGTCAAGAAATAGAATGTGACTGTCCTAATCTTTATTGGAATACCGCAAATCAAGGATGGATTAAAGGAGGATTTTTATTTACAACATTTGACACAGGTAAAGTATATTTAAACTATCAAGGTCAAATGGAAGATGATAATGGTAACTTATTAGTGCCAGATCATGATCTTTTAAATGACTATTATGAGTATGCATTTAAGTCAAGGATTTTTGAAAACCTATATTTAAATGGAGAGGATGTAGCACAAAGAATGCAGTTAATAGAACAAAGATTAAAAGCTGCAAGAAATCAAGCGTTAGGTTTGGTTAATACACCAAACTTTAGAGAGATGGAAAAAATGTGGTGGACAAATAGAAAAGCAATGTATGGTAAATATTACTATATGTTTGAAAGTTATTCACCTGATAAAGCATATTTTGCTAATAGAAATTATGCTGGTAATTACAATAGAATAGTATAGTATGGCAAAGCAGCAAGGTCAAAATAGTGCGCAGTTAATTACTAATAGTTTTAATAAGGGTTTAAATAAAGACTCTGATCCTTCATTTGTAGCTGAAGGCATGTGGACACATGCAAGAAATGCATCTAACAATACTTGGGAAGGGGATATAGGTACTTTGTCAAATGAGTCATCTAATTATTTGTGTGCAACTGCTGGAGTAACAATGCCACAAACAGGTCCATTTGCTGCACCAAACAGATATATAATAGGTGCTATACATTTATATAGTGACCGTTGGATAATCTACACTGCTGGTCATAATCAAATTGGTGTTCCTGTTTTATCTGAGATAGGTTTATTAATAGAAGAGAGATGTATCTATATGCCTATTGTTCAGGACGCATGTTTAGGTTTTGATAAAAGATATTTAATTACAGGATCAGCAAGAGAAAAAGAAGATTGTACATGGCAAGTATATTGGGCAGATGGTTTAAATCCTGATAGATTTTTAAATGTTGGAGATCCACAAACTTGGTTGGATCCAAATTTCTATACAGTATTTGGAACATATGGTACAGCAAATCAAAATACTTGGTTAGCTGCAAATGGTAGTACAGCACAATGGCCTGGTGTAAGTTGGGCACAGTTATGTGATGCCGGTGGAGGTTGTATTCAAACTGTACCTGGTGTATGGCCAAATATTCCTAACTGTCCACCAGAAGGAGCATGCATAGATTGTTATGATTCAAAACAACTTGACTGTAATGGTATAAGACTTGCAAGATTAATGGAGACACCTTGTCTTAAATTACTACTTGGTGTATCTGGAGGAACATTATTAAATGGAACCTATTTTGCAGTAATTGCATATAGTATTAAAGGACAAAGAGTAACAGATTATTTTGCACCTAGTAACACTCAGCCTATTTGGTATCCAAGTGATAGTCAAGGATCTTTAACATTAAATGTTTCAGCGGATATAGATAACTTTGATGAGTTTATTTTGGTGATGGTTCAGAATATAAACCAAGGAACTGTTGCTAAACAAATTGGAATCTATTCTACTAAAACAACAACTATTGAATTAGATAGAATTAAAGAAGATCTTATTACAGTTCCTATAGAACAAATACCAATACAAACTCCGGTGTATGAAACATCAGATCAAATAACTGATGCAAATAATTACTTATTAAGAATAGGACCAAGATCTAAATTTGATTTTAACTATCAACCGTTAGCTAACTTAATTAGAGCTAAGTGGGTTGCAGTAGAATATCCTGCAGACTATTATGTAAAAGGTGGTAATAAAGGAAGTTACTATAGAGATGAAGTTTATGCTTTCTTTATCAGATGGGTATACGATACAGGAGATAAATCTTCTTCTTATCATATTCCTGGAAGACCTCCTCAAACTTATCTTTATCAACCACCAAATGGTGGACCAATACAAGGAGTTCCTGAAAATTCAGATCTTATAAATGATATAAATACACTTGATGATTCAGATCAAATATTTGAGATGTATAATACTGCATCATCATTCCCTATTCCTGCGACATTAAATACTACTATTGATGATGGTGGAGTTGTGATAGGTTATGGTGATATGGGATATTGGGAATCAACTGAAAGATATCCAGATGATAAACCTGAGATATGGAATTCAAGTTCTCATTGTTGGACGGGTCCATTAGGCAATACACCTATTACTGTAAATCAAGCTCAATGGTATCCTAATGACTTATGTGCTCAACCAATAAGACATCACAAGTTTCCGGATAATAGTTTGGTAGATGCAAATGGTAATCCAGTAGCTTTACACTACAGACCAAATCCTGGTATCAATACAAATGAACTGAAGATTAGGGTAATGGGAGTTACATTTGAAAATATAATATTCCCTGTAGATAATGATGGTAATTTAATTCCTAATATAGTTGGTTTTGAAATTTTAAGAGGATCACGAGAAGGTAATAGAACTATCCTTGCAAAAGGTATGATTAATAATTTTAGAAGCTATGCGTTACCTGAATATCCTCTTGGTGTTTCTGGAACATCAATACAACAGGGTCTTTATGCCAATTATCCTTTTAATACAATAACACCAGTACAAGCAGGTAATATTCCTGGAGGAATATATTCAGATCCATATATTAAATCTAGCTTGTTTCAACAAGTTCCACAAGATATAGTAAGTATACATTCACCTGACTTAATGTTTTCAACTCCATATCTTTCAGCAACAGAATTAAAGATATATGGTGAGTTAAGAGGAAATTCACAACAGTTTTTTAAATATCCAGATAATCATCCTAGGCACAAGTTGCTTAGTGATGTTGTTCCTTTGATTGCATTTATTGCTGGTGTTATGGAAGCATTAGTTTCATTAATTGGTAAACGTACAATTAATCAACCTGAAATAAATCCATATTCTGCAAATTATTTAGGGACTACAATACCAGGTCCAATTGTACAAAACCCTCTTCAACCTATTGCATTAAATGCAATAAATGTTTTTGCAAATAATTATAATAATTTTATAAATTCATATTATTCATCTGGAACTGCAGTTACAGATGCTTTAGCTGCAATTGTTCTTGGATATAATGGAACGCAATATAGTCTTCAGCAAGCAGTATTATCAGCTGGTGTTAACTTATGGGCTGATGATGCTGGTATAGGTCCAATGACTATGGTTGGTTCTATTCAATTGCCTGATTTTGCATATTTACCTGTTGGGTTAAGTGCAATTGGTGGATTAAATACTTTTGCTTTCTATTGGTCAGAAGGTGCAAATGTTGCAATTGATGCTGCATATACATTTGTTAGATATGAACAATATGCATTACAATCTATTGCACATGGTTTTTATCCTAAGTGGGGACAAGCAAAAATTAATGAAGCAAAAAGATTTAAAGTAGCAGACTCATTTTATATTAGAGATAATATACAACAAATGCCTGCCTACCAATCTAATACAACTGGTATTTATACTAGATATACAATTAATAATTTACAGCGTGGAGATACTGCAGTCATAAGAACTTTATCGGGTCCATACTTTAATCCGGCAAATCCAAATGGTACAAGTACAGGACCATATTTTATTACAGGTGCTAATAGTGATGTTTCACTGGTAACAATGTCTGGTTTAAATGGAAATACAAGTATTAATAATAATGTTACAACCAATAGTTTAAATAGTCAAAATCCAAATTGGACAGATATTGACCAAACATTTAGTTTACCAATTGCTAGTCACTATGCTGCATTAAAGTATAGGATAAGAAATCAATATGGACAATTAGAATCTATTAAACAAATTCCAATTACACCGTGTGAGCAAAAATTTTCTGATTATTCTATTCAACAAATAAGTAATACTATTTGTCCAGGTGGACAAGCTGTTCTTACTGGAATCACAAGAACTAATATTTTCTTTGGTGGAGATGTATTTATAAATAGATACACAGAAAAGAATACAATGTTATTCTTTTATAATTGGTTATATAATCAACCCGATGGTTTTGAATATAATTACTATTTATATTCAATGATACCAAAAGCTAGATTCTGGGCTAATACTCTCGAGTATGAGGCTCAAAATATGGCAATCTCAAACTGGAACTCTATTTCTTCAATTACTAGTGTTACAGGAGCATTTCCTACTGCATTTTATAAATTAGATAATACTAATTATAATTTTAATAATGATTCAGTATTTAATTATCCAGGTTTTTGGAGAGCAAAAGAATCATATTTTTATTTAGCTAATTCTGGAGTAAGAGACTTCTTTGTAGAAAGTGAAGTACTTGTAGATTTTAGAATATCTGGAGATCTTGAATTTGAAAAACATTATGACCCATATAGATATACAGATTTGTATTCAATGTTTAGTATGGACCCTCAAGTTATTACAAGAGGAAACATATGGAGATATGATTATTCTTTTAGTATAACTAAATTATATAATCAATACTTCTCATCTGGTAACTTACAGAGTAGATACTATAATCCTTTTGTAGCTCAGTTGTGTTATACATATTTACCGGATAGAATTATATATTCTCTTCCGCAACAAGAGGCATCATTTAAAGATAGTTGGTTTATTTATTTAGTAAATAATTATAAAGATTTTATATCTCAAGTATCCGGAGTTAAGTCAATTAATAAGAGTGGTATATTCATCACTTTTAAAAATGACAGTCCTGTTATGTACCAAGGTGTTGATACATTACAAACAGATCTTGGAACTAAAATTACTATAGGTGACGGAGGTTTATTTAGTCAGCCTGGACAGTTTGCATCTAATGCTGATAAACCATATGAGTATGGATCATCACAAAATAAGTTTTCAATTATAGGTACACCAGCTGGTATATATTATATATCTCAAAATCAAGGTAAGATATTTTTATACTCTGGTGCACTTAAAGAAATATCTCAAGCAGGTATGAAATGGTGGTTTACTTATTTCTTACCATATAAACTTACAGAAGATTTTCCTGATTACCCATGGCAAGATAATCCTGTAGCAGGTATTGGATGTCAATCTACATATGATAACCAAAACTCTATAGTTTACTTCTCTAAGAAAGATTACCAATTAAAGCCTGAGTTTAAAGGTAAGGTTCAGTATATACCATTAATTACACGTGGTAAACAAAAAGGACAAGGTGATTATTTTACACACACTGATTATCCAGGTTCTGTGTTCTTATTAGGTGATGAGTTCTTATTCTTACCAGCATCTTGGACAATAAGTTTTGACCCTAAGAATCAGTTTTTTATTTCATTCCATGACTGGCATCCTGATTTAGCATTTCCAACTAAAACTGTTTTCTTAACTACTAAGAACAATGGGATTTGGAAACACAATAATCTTTGTGATAACTTCTGTAATTACTATGGATCTAATTATCCATTTGAAATTGAACTGCCGGTTAACACTGGACAAACTGTAACTACTCTTAAATCAATTGAGTATATCTTAGAAGCATATAGAAGAAAAGATAATTGCTATGATCAATTCCATGTTTTAGATTTTAATTTTGATAGAGCTGTTATTTTTAATTCTGAGCAAGTTTCGGGATATTTAAATCTTAACTTATTTCCAAAGAATAATATTACATTAAGCTTAGACTATCCTAAACTAAATGCGAATAATAATTCATTTGATATTCTATTTTCTAAAGAAGAAAACAAATATAGAATAAATCAATTCTGGGATATTACAAAAGACAGAGGTGAGTTTCCAATTAATTCTGATTACCCACCTACTGGACCAGTGATACCAGGTAGTACAATATTACAAGGTAACTATGACCAACGTGCCATTTGGTTTACACAACCTAACGGATATATTAAAACATTAAATCCGGTTAATCTTAACTATGCAAAACCTGAAATGCAAAGAAAAAAATTCAGACATTATTTGAATTTTATTACATTTATTAAAGATATCTCAGGTGACACAAATATGTTATTAAAATTAGCCAATACTAAAAATCAAATTTCTCCAAGATAATGTTCAATAAGAAGCTCCTTTCAAGTATAGATTTAGGGAAGTATGAAAAAAAGAATCCCTATAAGAAAGATATGATTTTAGATCCTATGGGTCAATGGAAACATCCTGGAAAAAATACTAGGATACCCTTTAAAAATAAACTTGAGGACCCGATTATTACAATGAAAGGAGTTAATTATCCTGTCTTAGGTATAGCAAATACTGGACAAAAACAAATGATGCAACCCGGAAGAGAATATAGTTTTCCTGGAGCAGATTATGTTGATGAATATCCACAGATGGCGGCTGGCGGTAGTTCAGAACAAAAAATAATTTTTGCTCCAAAAGAAGGTGGATGTCCTGACGGAGAATACTGGACTGGAACAGAATGCAAACCTATTCCTAAAAATACCAAGATAGTATATAGCCAAGAAGAGTTAGATAAATTAAATATATCTAAGAAGGAACAGCAAAGATTATATAATGAATACATTGGTAGAATTAATAAAAAAAATGCTATAGATAGTGCTTTAAAAAAGAAATATGGACCTATACAAAGTAAAGAAAAATTTTATAGTACTTTTGAATCTATACCTGGACATGGATTTTCTCCAATGATGTCATATGGACCAGCATCTTTAACACCAAATGGTCTTGGTCCTGGAATTCCTTCCATGAATGAAACTATGGTTGATTTTAAAACTTGGAAAAAGATGTTGGATAAATCACCGGTTAAACCAATAGGTTATAAAGGACATCCGGGTGGGGGACATTTTTATCCAATTTATGAAAAACCAAACAATTATATATTAGGTTATAATAGAGAAGAAAAAAAACTAGATATAGAACCTATTAAACCTCCAGCAGTTCCATTAAGAGTAGACAACGGTATTTTACCACCATTGCAACAGTCAACTTATGTTCCACAAGAACCTATTGAAGCTCCACAATATACATTAGATCCTTATACTGCAGAGAGACCATACTTAGATGTTCAACTTCCGCAGAATAAAATTAAAAGATTATTTGATAGAGGTGTAATAGATAGTAAAGGTCATATTGAATTAGGTAGAAAAGATAAGACTAGATTAATACCAAGAATTGTTCAGAAGGTTACCGGATATGATCCAGCATACTTTGAAGGTTCTTATGATGAAGAAGGTAAGTATATTCCTGGAGAATTAGATTATGGTAATGAGGTTGGTGGTAGAATGGAATTTAGAGGAGCTGCATCTTTACAAGATTTAATAAATCAACAGAAGTATGCAAAAGAGTGGGAAGAGTATGAAAGAAAAATTGATGAGAGAGAAGAACAGTCAAAGAAAAAACAAGAGCAAGGTCAAGCATTTAAAAAAGGCGGATCTAAAACTAAATACACCAGTGATATAATTAATAGTACTAATTATCTTTTTGCGGAGCACCCTTTATTTAAAAAGAAGAAACAATCTAAGAAAAGAATATATAGTCCTAATGCAAAGTATTATGCGGATGGTGGAGAAAATTTACAAGAAGAATGTCCACCATATCACTATTGGAATGGAGAAACTTGTGTTCCAGTTAGTAGAGAACTTGCTCCTCTTGATCCACAATACTTATCAGAAAATCCAGATGTTGCAACAAACATGCAAATTGAACCAGAAGTAAGTGTTAGCCCATTAGGTTCGGATTTTTCTAAGGCAAAGTCATGGATTGATAAATGGCATGATTCCCCAATGCATGATAAAATGCTTATGAAATCATTAAAATTATCAAATCAAGAAAAACTTTTTAAAGAATATAAGGATAAAAGAAAAAAAAATATACAAACTATTCCAGCACTAGATATTGATTTTGATAAAACTAATCCTGCTTATAAAGAAATTTTAGAAGAACATGGATTTTCTCCATGGGGATCGTCTAATTTTAATACAGGTGCTGTTTCAGTATATGATTCTTATCCTGGAAATAACCAAATGTTAATTCATGAGGTTAGCCATTCTTCTGATAGACCAGATGATAAATTAGGCAGACTTATTCCATATAATGACCAATTAACAATACAATACAGAACCCCATTGAATTGGAAAAATACTCAATATGGTAAAGATATAATGAAATTATATAAAGAAAATGGATGGCAGTTAGATGAGATAGATGCAAGTAGGGGAGACGAAATACCAAGAGATATATATGAACAACAACAATTTGATGATTGGAATAAATATTTATTAGGTGATCAAGGAACTGAAGTTAGAGCAAGATTAAACGAGATAAGACAGGGTGCACAAGAAAAAAATATTTATGACCCTTTTAATAAAAAAATAACAGGAAGGCAATTTAAAAATTTAAAAAATCTAAAATATCCTAAACCATTAGATGAACTTAGAAAAACTTTTTCTGATAAAGATATAAGGTGGATGTTAAATAACATTTCTAAAAATAATAATGAAACTGAAGATGCTATTCAATATAGTAAAAAAGGTGGAGCATTACCAGAAGGTAAATACGGATACTCTGTTGGCAATCTTATAAGAAAACAATTTGGTGGAGGATTGCCTAAAGCACAATTTGGCCTTACAGGTATGGGTAAATATCCAGCATTAACTGCTACACCATTTGATTTTAGAACTTCCTATGGTCAAGCGTCAGACTTTAACAAAAATCCTAATTACAGTTTAACATATACTGTACCAAGGTTATTTAAAAAAGCAGAGCTTGCCGGTAATCCTTTATCTTTTACTTTGGGTAGACCTTATAATACTGATGCAGAAAGTTTAACAAACCGCAGTTTAAATTTTATACCTCAAGAAGGACTTTTTAGTTCTTACTATGATCCTGCCACGCAAGGTGCAAGTAATCCACAGTACCAACAATATTTGCAAAATGTGTCAGATACTACTGGAACTCCTGTTTCCGAATTAAATCAAACTGTTATAAATCAATATAATGCTGCAAAAAATCTAGCAGGTGCAAAACCTTTGTATAAAAAAGGAATTCCACTCACAGCAAATATAGGTTGGGATGCTTATGGTACTGCATTTGGAGATAGTTCTAGTGGTCCTTTTACTGGATACGGATCTTTAAATGTTGGATATGCACCTGAACCTGGATTCTATGGTACTGCAGATTTTGGTATGATGGGTGTTTTTGGTAAAAGAAAAAATAATGCATCTATAAAGCCTCAAAAATATTTTGATAAAGGTTTAATAAAACAGGGAGATAGGGCTTTTATACCTAAGTTAAATATATTAAATTTTGCACTTAGACAACGGCCTGAATATAATGATATACAAACGCAACAATTGTTAGACTTATATCAAAAAGATATAGAGCAGGGAACAAAAACTGCTGAACAATTTCTTACAAATAAAACTGATGAAAAAAGATTTGATTTGTCTTTTTTAAGTCCAGAAGCTACATTTCAAATAAAACCATTTAAAAACATTCCTGGAGTAGCTTCTATTACTGGAGGACTTAGATTAGATTATGGCGGTAAAGACACTTCAGGAGATAGAATTCCTATAACACCTAAACCATATGGTAATGTAAGATATACAGTTCCATTAGATATTGAACTACCAAAAAATAAAATAGCACATTTATTTGATAAAGGGGTAGTAGATCGTGATGGTCATGTTAGAATACCAAAAAGAACATACAGTGATTATGCATATAATCAAGATTATGATGAAGAGTATACTGATGAATACACAGGTGATACTCCAGAAGAAGAGATACCTACAGAAAACAATTTTGAAGTTAACCCACCAGAACTTCAAATAAATCCTAATGGTACAGTAATAAGAAGAGGGGATTGCCCAGAAGGTTATGAAAGACCATGTGAAAAATGTAGATGTCAAAAAATAAAAATACCTCAAAGTTATATAGACAAAAGAGGTAAACAGTTATTTGGTAATGAGCCTATTGCATTTGAAGACGGTGGAGATATACAACTTAAACTAACTCAAAAAGAAATAGACAAGTATGTTAAGGGTGGTTATATAGTAGAAGATATCTCTGTACCTTCATTAACTAGAATGGATAATGGAGGCTATAAAGGTGAGGTTTTAAAAAGAAAAAGAAAACGAAAAAAACAAGAAACTGAACCCGTAGAACCTTTAAATATTCTACAGCCTGGTGAGGAATTATTTCCTTTACCAACATCAGAAGAAAGAGAATTATATTATGAACCCATTTCTCTTAAAGAAATGAGTCCTGAAGAATTAGAAGTATATAAAGCAGAAGAACAAGAAAGATTAAAATATGAATCAGATAAAGCTGCTCTACCAGGTTATTTTGATGAAGCAATGCAATGGGTAAAAGATTGGCATAATTCTCCAATGTACAATCAAATGGTTTTAAAAAGTAATTCGGGTCAACAAAAAAAAGCTGATGATCTAACTAAGCTTAGAAAGAAGAATATTGAAACTATACCTCCTTTAGTTGTTTCAGAAAAAAAATATGAAATCCCGGCTGGTAGTGAAGAATTTGATATTATCGCGGCTGCCACTTCTGATCATGATACAGGAGAAATAGAAATTTATCCAGGAGGATTTCATACTGCTCCTTCAACATTTGTTCATGAAATATTACACGGTTCTGATAGACCAAGAGACTTGTATAGCTGGGATTATCCAGCTTATAAAACTGGTTTACCAATTGATTATTTTAATAAAAAAGGAATTGATTTAGGACATTGGGTTACAGAAATGGAAAATGATAATGTTATTGATGTTCCTGACTGGATGCTTTATGAAGATCCAAGATTTGATGATGAAGGTTTAATTTGGCATAATAGAATAATGCCTAAAAAAGACCAAATGTATATTACAACTCATAGAGGTTCAAATTGGAAAGATAATGAGAGATACAAAAAAGAAAATGCAAAGGGTCTTTATACAATTAAAACAGATAAAGATATTGAGAATGAGTTAAGTGATTATAAAAATGATCCTAACTATAAAGAAATCTTTAAAGCAACAAAAGAGTTGCCATATGAAATAATTGAGGGTAGAAAAAAAGATTGGAAAAATTTTGGACATAACTATGTATCAATACCAACTGAAGTAAGAGCAAGACTTGGTGAAATAAGATATAATGCACAAAAAGAGGGAATTTATGATCCGTTTACAGAACAAATTACTCCTGAGATTTTTCAAAATTATATAAACAAAGAAATATATATGCCCCCTATTAATGATCTTAGAGAGGAATATACTGATGAAGAAATTCTTTGGATGTTACAGAATATATCTAAAAATAAATCTCAAGAAGATGAATCAAATATAGTTCAGTATGGAAAAATGGGTGGAGAAAAAAGAAAAAGGAAAAATAAGAATAAAGAAAAAGAATCTGAAACTATAAGTTTAAATGAAAAAATTCCAGAATCTACATATACTCCAATTGATCCAAATTGGTTAGCTGCAAATCCTGGTACATATTCTCAAATTGTAAATAAATCTGAAGTACCAACAGAAAGACAAGGTTCAGATATTGGTAAACTTAGAGCAGAGTATCGTGATAAAAATCCAATGGATATTTTCTTAGATGAAAAGAAAAGACAATATCTAAAAAAGAACAAAGGATTAAATAAAGCTGCAGGAGTTACTATGGAAAATTTTCCAGATGTTGTTCTTCAAAACTTTATAAATGAGTATGATTATAAAACAAATAATTATGCTGTAAATAAACTTGGTAAGAAAGAAGGGTGGAATCCTAGAAGAAGAGGTGAGTGGGTAACTGAATTAACACCAGGTGAAAGAGAAGCTGTTGCAGAATCTAAATATGGTTCTAAACTACAACCTAGTTATTGGTCAAGATCATTAGCTGGTGTACAAGAACTTGGCAATACACTTTTACCAGGACAACCATTTCAATATAATATTCCAGGACTTATTAAAAAAGAGCAAAAAGAAATGAGAGACTCTAAGTTGAGTGCTCTTGAAATTTTAGCTCCAATAGATATCCCAGGAGCAGCAATAGCCAACTTAGCTAAGAATACGGGATTATCAACTGGATCAGATTATAAAGAACAACCTAATGTTTTTGCAGGAGAAAAAATGGCTAATGTATCTGACATGGAAGCAATGGCATTTAATCCATTAACTTATGCTGGTGTGGAAGCTATACCAGAACTTGGTATAAACATGGTAAAAGGTGCTAGAAATCTATCAAGAGGTGTTGGAAAAAATATTGCTAAAGGATATGAAGCATTAGCTACTGGAAACTCTCCATTACCAATAGCTTGGAAATTAGAAAATCCTAGCCCTTTAGAATCTATTCTGCAAAATAAAAACTATAATTTGACAGATGAAGAAGCAGAAATTATAAATGAGTATATAAAAAATCCATATATAATAAAATCATCACCTGAAAAAAGTAAAATGTTTGCTGATATTATACGAAAAAATCAAGTAGACTTAAGCAATATAAATCAACCAATTTCTAGATATGATAACTATTATGTTAGTAGTTATGATAGAGATCCATTACCTACCGAATATGGATCAACATTTTCTTTTCCAAGAGATAGATCTTGGTCAATTGGTATAGATAACAATGCTAACACTCGTTTGAGTGAAAAACAAAGATTGGTAATACCTTCAAGATATGCAAAAAAATTAAATGAAAATTTTCATGCAGTTAACTATGCTGATTCTAGATTGACAGAAGCATTAGTTAGACCATATGAAAAAGAACTAATTGGAAATGTTCCAGAAGGATTTAAAGTAATTGGTAATGTTAAAGAAGGTAATATTGAAAATATAATTATAAAACCAAAAAAAATAAGATCACTTAAAAAAGAACCTAAATGGGAAATACCATCCAATTCACAACTTAAACAAGAATTTAAAGTTGAACATGAATTGAAAGGTAATACTTTTTTTGAAAGTGAAGACCAATTTATGAATGCTATAAAAAATGCAACTGTTGAGGAAATAACTCCAGAGTTAGATGCATCAATTGGTTATAGAAGTCGAACAGCTTCAAAAGATGCTCTTGTAAATATGAGTAAAGGTTATAAATCTTGGCCAAAATTTAGAAATGAAGGAACAATAGATGCAATATATGAAGGTTTATCAACTGGTAAAAAAATGGATATGCCTATTGTTCTTGAGTTTCCTAATGGTACAAGAAGAATCTTTTCGGGAAATACTAGAATGGATGCATCATTTCAGTTAGGTAAAAATCCAAAAGTACTTGTTGTAAAAGTTCCAATAGAATCACCGAGTTCTCCTAATATCTTTGATAATATATCAGATGTAACTAAAACTGAATTAAATGTAAGCAATCCTGCAACAGAACTTCCATATGATCTAGAGAAAAATAGAAATGCTGCTGCAATTATTGAAGATTTAAAATATGATAGATATCTAAAAATAAATTCACCAGAAGGTAAAAGAAGAATTGAAGAACTTATTGCAAATAACCCTCATATGAAAAACATGACATATGAAGATGTTAAACAAGGATTTGCTAATATGGTAAATGAAAATGCAATGCAAGCAGCAAAGGAAGACGAACTTCTAATACTCAATCAAAAAATTAAAAATTTAGAATCAAGTCCTAATCCAGATCTTGCTGAAATAGAAAAGTTAAAAATTCAAGCAAATAATTTAGAAGGTGAAATTGTGCTTAAAGAAATGGTAATAGAAGAAATAACACATAATGCTCGAATGAGAAGAGACAGACCTGTAGCAGTAAGTGATCCAAATACCACTAAAGATAATTTTGACCTTAATAAGGATGCTTTGCCATCAGACATTTGGTCAGTTTTAGGAAGTCCAGAATTTACAGTTGATGATTTGTCAAGAATAATACCACATGAATTTGGTCATTATTTTCAACAAGGTGCAAAAACAAACTTAGATGATATGTTATCTAAAATAAGTTTAAAAACTAATGATTCATCATTAAACTCTAATTTATTTTCAGATGAAAAAGGTGCTTCAAATTTCTTTAATAGAATTATGGGAGGGGGCGACTCATTTAACAGAATGAAAAAATACTGGAAACAAGGAGGTAAAGGTCAAGAAAAAACTGCATTTATGGAAGAGGTTCGTGCAGATATGCTACAACGTGGTATGATAGAAGATTTATATCAAACTATAACACCTGAACTATTAAAAGATCATTACTTAAAGTATATGGCAGAAGTTGGTAATAAGTATCCATTACGCATATATGATATAATGAAAAATAACTCAGGCAACTTTAAAATAATGTCAAATGTTTTAAATAAAATGCCCGCACTTGTTCCAATAGGTGCAGTTGGTGCTGGCATGATGATGCAAAATAATGAGGAAAATAATATACCAAAACAAAAACGTGGAGGTATAGTATCTGAACTATCTAAAAAAGAAATTGATAAACTTATTAAACAAGGATATATAATAGAGGAAATTGATTAAACTTAATAGGTTTAAGCAGTAAATTTATTTTTAGTATATTTAATATATAACGTGCACAATGACAAAAAAGAAAGTAAGAATATACAAGGCTCCAGATGGTAAAGGTCAGTATATAAATAAAACTGCAAAGTTCTTAAACAAAGCTGCATTTGGTGGTGAATCAGGTACACCACAAGATGACATGTATAATAAATTAAGTCAAGCAGCATACATGTCTATTAAAAAGGGTCAGTCTCCAAAAGCTGTTTATGATTCACTTCTTAATAGTAAGATTAGTAAAGATATTGCAGAAAAAATTGTTGCTAGTGTTGTGCAGTTTATGCTTGCAAAAGGTGAGTTAGAACCAGAGGAGTTAGAACAAGCACAACAAAAAGAACAACAGCAGCAAGAGCAACAAGCGGCTCAACAAGAAAAGCAAAAAATGGCTGCTGAAAAAGATGCTGCCAATGAAGCACAAATGGATGCTTATAATCAACAGAGCATGGATATTGCTAATGACATGTCTCAGTATGATGAAGAAGCAGAAGCTAATCTAGATACAGAAGATTTATTAGGTTTTGAAGGTGGAGGTCAAATGACAACTGAAGACTTACTTGGTGAGCTTAATAAACATGATAATGATATTAACTTCCAAGATCTGGAATCATTAATACAATCTACTCCTGGAACTCAGAGTGCATCTTATCCAGGACTTGAGAATTATTATTTACCATATATCCCACTATATAGTGGTAGTAATGAAATTCCAATGTATGATCCAATATCAAATGATCAATACAAGTTTGGAGGTAAAACAAAAAAGAAATTTGCAAGAGAAGTATTAAATCTTTTAAAGAAAGAAGAAGGTGGTGAAGATGAAGTTATTAATCAAACTACTGCAACACCAACAGATGATCTTACAGGAACAGTAAAAAGAAAGAAAGATTCTTTTATTAATTCCATAAGTGATGAAGCTAAGCAAGTTAAAATACAAGAATACTATGCTCAAATTAAAAATTCAAATGATCCGGATACACAAGAGATTCTAGGTAACGGTCCAGATCAAATGAAAAGAGGTGGTAGAACTAAAAGAAAAAATAACAGACTGCTTAGAAGAATTAATCAACTCTTAGGAATGAATAATAACTATGGCTTGCAAGGATATATGCCATATAATTATTTTAATAAATATGACAGAGATTATACTAGCAGAAGATTTGATCCTATTGATTATCCAGAATTAGTAGAATATCAAAAAGAACTTTTAAAAAAGATGCCAACATTAGCACAATTACCAATGGTTATGCCTAATGTGGATATATATGAAACTGGAATTTTTGGTAGACCAAAGAAATATAGAGTGTCATATGATATTCAACCAGTAGATAAATCAGCTGAACAACAAGCTGATGAAGCAGTAATTAAAAATAATGTAGGGTCAACTTTCCCTATGTTATTTTCTAATCCGGGTTATGAAGGATCATTACCTCCTGCAGGAACTATGTTAGATGTAGTTAATGACAGGTCAGTAGCTCCAATAAGATATGATGCTTCTGTTAAACCTGCAGCTCCTACTGGACCTATGGCATTTCAATTTGGTGGATCAGCAATATATGATCCAGCAGCTAGTGGTTTAGCAAAATATGTATATGGTGGAAATGATTTTCCAGAAGATTCTAAAAATGTAAATGATCCATATTTTTCTGATGTAACACCTTATCCTCAAATGCAGGATGGTGGGGACCCTACAGAATTTACTCATTATACTCATGGTCAAGATGATGTATTCCATGATCAAATGACAGGTCTTGTACAAGCAAATGATGGTTTAGAAGTTGGTGATGATCAGTATGCTTTAGACTATATTCGTCAATTAGCTAATCAAATGAAAGGCTATAATAAAGCAACAAGACAACTTGGAAGACAGTATAGAAGAGCTACTGGAAATACAATGCTTGATTATTTAATTCCAATAAATAGATCATTTGGTACAG